TTTGGCCACAAGTGCAGGGTCGGCCATGTAGTCGTTCACATCGGCCGTGCGGCTCTTTACATACTCTTGCCGCTCCATGAGGTGATTTGCGCCGTCCCATTCGGTTTCCTGCTCAAGGAGGATAACAGGCTTTTTGCCGCAGAAATTTACCTCTCGCTCAACCGTCCAGCCCATGTTGGCACGCTTGCAGTGGTAGGTAAATGCCTCGGTGTAGAAATCCACATAGTAGCTTGTGGTGTTGCCGCGCTCGCGCAGGTAATACCCACGCGCAAAATACACCAGCCGCCCATACTGGTCTTTCATGTAGTACATATCATCGCCCATCGATTTTGCCAGCACCTTAATGAGGCATTGCGCCTTGCCCTCCTTGTTGCGGTAGCAGTGGAACAGCAGGGCACTCTTTGTTTCGGCACCAGCAAGCCGCTTGGCTTGGCGTATGCGAGCGTTAAAGTGGGTAGTGCGGATAAAGTCCGTGAAAGCCTTGTATGCCGCATCGGTGTTTTGGCTGCTCTGCACCCACTGCACAGGGCGGCCATAGATGAACACAACGGCCATCTCGTTTATGTACTTGGCATAGGAGAGGGGGAGCTTCCAGCGTTTTACCCAGCCCTTGAAATTGCCGTTCTCATCGTAGGTGGCCTTATCCATTCGCTCCATTATGGGGTGTCCCTCCACATTGTACTGCTTGAGAGCCATAAGCTGCTGGGTATTGTCGCAGCTCATAAGAGCCAGTGCATCGCTCACGTTGCCTGCCTCCAAAAGTTCCTCAAATGACTGCTGGTAGCCGACAGCCGTTTTGAACTTGCTGTAAATGAAATCAATTACACTCATATCTTGTTACGTTTTATGTGCTACAATATGCCTCCAAAACTGCCCTTGGTTAAGCCCTTGGGTAGCTCTCTCGGCGAGATAAGGAAATAATCAATGGCATAGCAGAGCAAATCCACAAACTCATCATGTGTCTGTGTGGGGAAGCCTGCAACCTCCTCCACAAAATCCTCATTCCATTCTCCCTCCACCAGTACCACACGGCCACACTCAACCTTTGGGCTGCAAGTGCTCAAGCGTGTGCCCTTGCTGTCGGTCGGCGTGGGTGTTTTGGTAACATTTAGGTCGGTGCTCGCCTTGAGCTGCTGCACCACACTAATGCCGTTGGCCTTTGGCTCTATGCGCAGCGTACTGGTGCGCTTGTTAAAGCCCCATGTGTGGCAGTATTCGGGCAGGAAAGCAATGAGGTCGGGAAAGGTTTTCCATACCTTTTTAGCGTGTATGATATAGAGCTGCTGGTTAATCTTGCAGGCTGCCAGCACTCCTGTTGGGTCGTTGTCGTTTTTGCGGTGCTTCTCATCAAAGGCGGTATCTACGAAGAAATGCACGGTGGCATTGCCTCGCATGGCCTCAAACTGGGCACGGCTTATGTACTGGAACCAGCTCTTTTGCACAATGTTGCCCTCTGCACTGGCTGGTGTCTGCTCATACTGGCCAGCATAACCGCGTGTGCCCAAATCAATGCGAGCCTCGGCCAGCACATCGGCATCAAGGCGCACAGGGTCAAGTAGGCCATCCACATACTTTTCGCGCAGCTCCACTGGATGAACATTGGAGGATAGCTCGGCTGGCAGGCAAATGTGCCTTATCTTGTCGGCTTTCTTTTTGAGCAGGTAGCCTGTTACATCCTCCTCATGGAGCCGCTGCATTATGGTAATGATTGGGGTGTTCTTTTTATTGACCTTTCGGGTGGAGAGCGTTTTGGTAAACTCAATGGCCTGCTGCCTCAACAGCTCACTCTCTGCCTGTTTTGGGTTTTGGGGGTCATCGTTGATAATGATATGGGCGTGCTTACCAGTTACAGCGGAGCCTGTACTGGTTACATACCTATCTCCACCAGCCGTATTGCCATAAAAGCCCTTGCCGCTCTTATCTCGGCGCATAACAACTTCGGGGAACAGCCGCCTGTATTTGTCGCTGGTTATAATATCCTTGCTCTTGGAGGCGTGGTCTATGCTCACATCGCTGGAGTAGGAGCTGGAGATAACACGCAGGGCGGCATCTTGCGTCCACAGCCATGCAGGGAACATGATAGTTACAATGGTGCTCTTGGTAGTTCCAGGCGGTATGTTGATAATGAGGTCGTAGGGTTTGGGGAGGCGGTTGACAATGTAGTAGGCCAGCTCTTGCAGCTCATCGCACAGGTACTTTATATGCCAGTTAAATACTGGTTCTTCGGGGATAATAACAGCCCAAAAAGTTTCTACAAACCTGTAAAAACTTTTCCTGCACATGAGAGCCTGCACCTTATCCAGCAGCTCATCAGTAAGCTCTATGTTACTGGGCTTTTTTATCACGTTTTGCGGCAATGGCATAGAGGGTTGCCAGCTCATCATCTGTCAACTCCTCCACGGTTATAGTTGTGTTGGTGGTCTGTGGGTTAAGCGGCTGCCCATTGGCACCTGTTACCTCCTTGCGGTCGGGAGCATACAGCCCCAGCAGCTTTGCACGGTACTCCAGCAGCTTGCGTATCTCGGAGATATAGCCTACATTGCCATAATTGGTAATGCTCTCTCTGCTCTGCACCTGCTTGATATATGGCACAGGCACGCGCCTTTTCTTGGCTGGCTTGCCCTCCTCGGCTGGTTCCTCGGTAGCCTCAAAGTGGCCGCGCTCCTGTCGCTGCCTTACCTGCTCATAATCCTGCTTTGATTTCTCCCATGCCTCATATAGCTCTGCAATGAGCATATCGACACGCGCAACCTCAAGCTGCACCCACTCCTCGGTGTTTTGGTTGTTATCCTCCCTCCATTGCTGGAGCAGTAGCTTGAGGTCGCTGTGTATGGTTCCAGTGCTCACTTTCTTTTTGAGCTGGAGCCGTGCCGTTACGGCATCGGCAATTTGGCGCACGCTCTTACCTTGCAGGCGCAGCTCGGACACGATTTGCAGGCGTGCCTCTCTTATCTGCCTCCGCTTTTGGGTACAGCGTTTGTTAATCTCGTTTCCGTCTAATGGCATATTGTTGTGTGAGTTGATTGGTTAATGGCTCCCCAGTAGCTTGCGCAGAGCTTTGAGCGCAGGCGCACACATACTGGCCAGCAGGCTGTGCCAGCGTATGCTCAATAGCCTGCAATGAGCCATAAGGCTGTGCTCTTTGCTCCCCTTGTCGGGCTGGGGGTTGAACCTTGAGAGGAGCATAAGGAAATGCCGATACTTGGCACCGTTGCAGCTTGCAAGTTCAATGTAAGTGCGGCCATGTTCGGGGAACGTATGCACGGCGAAATGGCTCTCTGCGAGCAGCCACAGGCAAGTGTAACCTTGCGGCTGGAAATGGTGTTCTACCACCTCCAGCACGTTAAAGCCACACAGAGATAGCATGGCGTCAAACAGGTGCCGCAGCTCACTCGGATTGGTCGTTGTTATCCATGCCGAATGCTGCCAAATCTTCGCTTGCATAAGTAATCTCGTTATAGGTTGTTGGTATGGCTTTAACATCGCCCTTATAGAATACCAGCACATTTTGGTGGCACTTGCCGACCTTGCGGTTACGCATATACCTCTGCACGCGCTGGGGGAGCGTGCCAATAGGCTCCACGATTATACACTCATTGTAGAGCGGCATACCATGAGCCTTGAACATTCGCTTTATATCGCCCACAAAGTCGTAGTAAAAGCCCTCTTTGTTGCGTATATCGCCCACCACAACCACGGCAAAGCGGTTTTCCTTGAGGCAACCAATGGCACTGGCAAAGGCGTTTTCCAGTATGCCCAAAAACGCCTCATAGGTGGGCTGGTTGCTGGCATCATTGGGTTTGTCGCTGTAAACCTCAAGGTCGTAGTACGGAGGGCAGCTAAAGAGCAAATCCTGTGAGCCAGCCGCAATGTGCCTGCCCACGTTCTGCCCATCATCGCAAATGTAGCGTGCGCTCATGCCCTCCACACGCTCATTGTTGAGCTGTGCCTGTTCCTCTCGCAGCTCAATGCCTGTAAAGTTCATGCCCAGCGTGGCGGCCACATAGCCAAACACCGTATCGCCAGCAAAGCAATCAAAGGCGTTGCCGCCCTCAATGCCAAACCAGCGGCATACTATCTCGGCCATTACTGGGTCAAGCAGGCTAACACCGTTGTTGAGCTGTGAGAGCATCGCAGTATCAAGCGTGCCCTCTCGGCTCTCTCCGTTATCGGCAATAAGCTCGCGCCACATGGCTTTGCGCTCCCTCCAGTAGCCCTGTCGGGTATCAAGCACGGTAAAGGGTGGAGCAATGAACTTATCGGAGAGGCTGCCATGCTTGCCGCCAGCAGTGCTGGAACCATCTGTGCCTCCATCGCCTCCATTGGCCGCTTTGTCGGGCTGCCAGCAATCAAGACCCCACTCCTCAAGCTGCATAGGCTCCCACTCGTTTGCCAGCATATCCCAGTCCCATGCTCCAAATGAGAGGTTGTCCTTTATGATAAACTCCTTTTTCTCCTCCTCGGAGAGCTGGGAGGCTTTCAGTATCTCAACCTTGGGAGCCTTTAACCACTCTGCCCAGTATTGGCGCAAATTGGCACGCTCAAGCTCGGTTTTTTGTGCATATCCCGAACACTTGCCCAGTATCATGTTTATCTCCGCTGGGCTTTTCTCGGATATGCTAATGAGCGCACGCAGGCGCATATTGCCGCCCAGCACGATATTGTTGTCATCTACCACAACAGGGCGCAGGTGCAGCATTTTAGGGAACATGAGCAGGCTTTTTACCAGCTGCTCAAATTTATCATCCTCAATGCCTCGCGGATTTGCGTCATTGAGAAATATATCGGTTATGGGTACCAGTGGGCTTTTGCTCATCGTTTTACACATTTGCGTTTTAGTGGGCAAAGAAAACAATAAAAGCGCACAATATATGTACGCTTTTAGTCCAAAGTTTGAAAGTAGCCTTTATTTTACCATAAATGCCTCCTTGCACACCTGCATAAAGTCCTCAACGCTCCTGCAAATGTGGTACTCATGCCCCAGCCGTTGCACTTTGCGCTGGAACTCCTTTTGCGTGTCCTGCTGGGTACCCTTGGGAGTTTTCATTTCCACAAATACCACTTTGCCCTTGCCTACCAGCACAAGGTCTGCCACTCCTGCCAGTGCTCCCTCCTCCTTGAGCTTTACGGCTGCCAATGAGTAGGTGACAATCGCGCCAGTTTTTGTACGCGCTGTGTTTTTTGGTCGCTTGCTGCCATTTGGTACTGCAAAGCATATAAGGTGCGGAAACTGGTATCGAAACCATCTCACACAGGCCACCTGTATGTTGTGTTCTTCCTCGCTCCTCATGGCTTAAATCGGGAATGGGTCATTATCCTGTTCATAACCTCCATAGCTCGCGCCTGTCGGCATTTCGGGCTGTTGGTAGTACACTTGGCCATCCTGCCCTGCATACTGCGTTGTCGGGGCTGTGTCGGCCTGTGAGGCGGCGTTTTCTCTGCCACCAGCATTGCTATTGCCATTATTGCTGGAGAGTAACACGATGTTTGAGCAAACCACCTCTGCAACGTATCGCTTTTGGTGCGTGTTTGTGTCCTCAAAACTGCGGTAACGCATTTTGCCCTCAACATACACCTGCTGTCCTTTGGTAAGGAAACGCTCTGCAATGGTTGCCATGCCTCCCCATGCGACTATGTTGTGCCACTCGGTTTTTGCAGGCATCTGTTTGCCCTGCTGTGTTGTGTAGGCTGGCTCGGTTGTGGCCATTGTGAACGTGGCAACCTTTGCGCCTCCGTCCAGTACCTTGACATCGGGCGTTTTGCCCAAATTGCCAATTAGCTCAATCTTGTTTAGACTGCCCATTTTTTTGTTTGTGATTGTTTGTTGTGATAGTATTATTACTTATTATAGTTATATTATATATATATTACACACATACAGCAATATAACTTACTGCTGTAATAGGA